GGGGGGGGGTGGGGGGGGGTGGACCCCCGCCACAACACATCGTATCAGGGGGCAAACTCAATGCCGCGTAGGGCAAAGCCCATCGAAGTACCGAAGAGGCCGCCCCGTTCTCCGGAAGAGGCCGAGGATCGTCTAATCTCCCTGGCAACCACGAGGGCTGAGATGATGCTGGCCGAGGGTACGGCGCCTCCATCGGTTGTGATCCACTATCTAAAACTCGGAACCAGTCGTGAGAAGCTCGAACAGGAGCGACTCCGTGCCGAGAACAAAATGCTCAAGGCCAAAGCCGAAGCACTCGAGGCTTCCGCTAGAGGCGAAGAGGCGTACGCGGAGGTACTCAGAGCGTTCCGTGCTTATTCCGGCGGTGGTGTCGGTGAGGACGTACTCTGAACTGATCGAGCTTCCTGACTGGGACTCGAGACTGCGCTACTTGCAGACCTTCTCGGACCCATACGCACGCACATTCGGCGAGGGGCGCTACCTAAACCAGAGGTTCTATCACTCGCCGGAGTGGAAGAGGTCTCGAGACATCACGATCGCTCGAGACCTGGGCCGAGACTTGGGCATCGAGGGAATGGAGATCCAAGGAAAGCTCCTTGTTCACCACATGAATCCGATGAAGCCCGAGGATCTAATAGACTTCAACCCTGCGGTGCTCGATCCGGAGTACCTCATCACTGTATGCCACGATACACATAACGCTATACACTACGGCTTCGCTCGAGAGAGTGAGCTGATCGAACGTCGAGAGGGCGACACCAAGCTATGGTGAACAAGTATCGAGACGAGCTCTTTCACTACGGCGTTCCGGGAATGAAGTGGGGTCAGCGTAAGACCTACCAGAAGGTCGGTCAACAGACCATCGGCTCGAAGTCCACGGCGCAGATCATCGCCGACAAACGGGCTGCACTTCGCTCGGAAACCCAAGGTCGATTCGCCAAGGCATCCGTCTCGTACTTCGCCAAAATGGCCGGAGTCCAGCGAGGTGCCGCCAACGCGAAGAAGCAACACGACGCCAAGGTCGAGCGAGAGCGGAAGAAGAAAGAACGGGAGCGGATCCGTGCCGAGAAGGCCGCCGCTCGAGAAGCAAGAAAGGCGGCACGAGGAAAGTGACCCGTTACAAGGACGAACTGTTTCACTACAGCACAAAACCTTCCGCTGCGCAGCTCCTTCGCAAGAAGAAGCGCATTTCGGCGGAAGAGGAAACTCAGACCGACGATGAGAAGGCGCCCAAGAAGAAACTTTCCCGTCGTCAGATGCTTCTCCAGGCTCTCCAGAAGAACCCGACGAAGATCGGGACTGATACGGATGAGCCCGAGGAGGACGAAAAAGATGAGTCGGAGCAGGACCTCTCGGCTAAGTACAAGCGCAATAAGCTCTCTTCCAAGAGCGTGAAGGGCAAACCGCGCTTCCCCCTCAAGAAGGCTTCACGCTAATGGCTGATGGGTCGATTCTCCAGACCGTCAAGAAGATGCTCGGCCTCGAGGCATCGTATACGGCATTCGACGACGAGCTCGTCTCGCATATCAACTCAGCGATCTTCGAGTCGGCCCAGCTCGGCCTGCCTCGTTTTTACATCACCGGGCCGACCTCAACGTGGGGCGAATGGCTCGGCGAGGACGAGTTCAAAATCGAGGCGGTCAAGTCTCTGATCTACGCACGCGTTCGACTCGATTTCGACCCACCGAACAACTCGTACGTCACCGAGGCGTTTCAGAAGCGGATCGTCGAATTGCAGTGGCGTATCAACCAGGAGAAAGAATTCTCATGAACAGCTCCATCTCTCGCCCCGAGGATGTCCTTGCGCATCACGGTGTCAAGGGCATGAAGTGGGGTATTCGCCGTTCTCGCAAGAGCAGCGGTCCGAGTCAGACGGGCCCGAAGAAGCAGGAGGCTCGCAAGGCGTCATCTCTGTCCGACGCCGAGCTTCAGCGTCTCGTGAACCGCGCTAACCTAGAGCGCCAGTACAACCAGGCGTACGGTCCTAAGCCCTCTCAGCGAAGTCGGCTCAAGAAGCAGCTAGCATCGCTTCCGGGCGACATCGCCGTGAGCGCCATCCGTAACGTCGGCACGAAGTACGCCACCAATTATCTCGACAGCGCTGTATCCGCAGGAGCCAAGGCGTCCAAGAAGCGGAAGAAGCGGAGCTGAGCTCCTAGATGCTCAGTAATACCGCAACCCCGCGTTATTACGCTGAGTTCCGTGCACGAGTGCTGTCGGGTGAGATCCCGGTATGTCACGAAATCGAACTGGAGATGAATCGGATCGATGACCGTGTTCGTAATCCTAGTTTCTACTATGACGATCTTGCGGTCGAGGGTTTCATCCGCTTCTGCGAATCGGAGATGACTCTCACCGACGGTCAGGATCTGGTCCTTCTGGACTCATTCAAACTGTGGGCCGAGGAGATCTTCGGATGGTGGTATTTCATCGAGCGCTCGGTCTTCGTCCAGAACGAGAACGGCCGCGGAGGACATTTCGAGAAACGCAAAGTCAAGCAGCGCCTCATCAATAAGCAATACATCATTGTTGCTCGAGGCGGAGCCAAGTCTCTGTACGAGACGCTGCTACAAGCGTATTTTCTCACAATCGATACCACCACGACCACGCAGATCACTACCGCCCCGACCATGAAACAGGCCGAGGAGGTCATGCAGCCTCTTAGAACTGCCATGACTAGGAGCAAGGGTCCGCTGTTCTCGTTCCTGACCGACGGCGAGATTCGAAACACATCGGGCTCCAAGGCTGATCGTCAGAAGCTCTGTTCCACCAAGAAGGGAATCCAGAACTTCATGACGAACAGTCTCGTCGAGGTTCGCCCCATGTCCATCGACAAACTTCAGGGGCTCCGACCCAAGCTCTGCACGGTGGACGAGTGGCTCTCCGGCGATATTCGAGAGGATGTCGTAGGCGCTCTCGAGCAGGGAGCATCCAAGGTCAACGACTGGCTTATTGTGGCTGTATCCTCCGAGGGGACGGTCCGAAACGCCAGCGGTGACGACATCAAGATGGAGCTCCTCAAAATCCTCAAAGGCGAATACCGAGACGAGCACACGTCCATATTCTACTACCGTCTTGACGATGTCAAAGAAGTTGGAAATCCGGACATGTGGCCGAAGGCTCAGCCAAACCTCGGCATGACCGTCACATATGACACGTATGCTCGAGACGTTGAGCGTGCCGAGAACGTTCCCTCAGTCCGGAATGATATTCTGGCCAAGAGGTTCGGTCTTCCCATGGAGGGATACACGTACTTCTTCACCTATGACGAGACGATTCCGCATAGGAAGCAGGATTTCTGGCAGTTGCCCTGCGCTATGGGTTGCGACCTATCCCGAGGCGATGACTTCACGGCGTTCACGTTCCTGTTCCCCCTCAGCGGGGATCGTTTCGGCGTCAAGACCCGGTGCTACGTTTCCGAGAAATCCGTCCTGATGCTACCCGCATCACTGCGACGAAAGTATCAGGAATTTCTCGACGAGGGCTCCCTTCATGTCATGGACGGAACCGTTCTCGACATGATGGAAGTCTACGAGGATCTCGATCGCTATATTCTCGACCAGAATTACGATGTTCGAGCAATGGGGTTCGACCCGTACAACGCTCGAGCGTTCGTGGAGCGCTGGACTCGAGAGAATGGCGAATACGGAGTCGAGAAAGTCGTCCAGGGCGCAAAAACCGAATCCGTGCCTCTCGGAGAGATCAAGAACATGGCGTTCAACCGTCTGCTTCTCTTCGATCAGGCGATCATGCAGTTCACCATGGGGAATTGCATCGCCCTTGAGGATACCAACGGCAACCGCAAACTTTACAAGGATCGCAGAGAGCAGAAGATCGACTCTGTGTCGGCACTACTCGACGCGTGGGTTGCGTACAAAGTCCACAGAGAGATATTCGACTGAAAGGAGGCCGGCGGTGTCATTCGCGTCCAGGCTCAAGCACGCCTACAACGCGTTCACGAATCAGGACAGATCACCGGACTGGAATCTGGGTACTTCCTACGCCAGTCGACCCGATCTCCCTCTCAGCGTGTACAACATGGACTCGTCCATTGTCAACACGCTTTACAACATCATCTCGATCGACGTGGCGGCTACTCCGATACGGCATATTCAGCTGGGCGAGAACGGCCGCTTCGAGTTCGAGCGAGCGTCGTCTCTCAATGACTGTCTCGAGTTCGCGCCGAACAAGGATCAGAGCGGGCGAGCCTTCATTCAGGACATCGTCCACACATGCTTCGAGTACGGTGCAGCGGCCGTGGTACCTGTTGACACGGACCTGAACCCGAGGGAATCGAACACCTTCGAGATCAAGTCCATGCGTGTCGGCTACGTGACGCAGTGGTATCCGGACCATGTCAAGGTACGGCTCTACAACGATCGCAAAGGCGAGCGCGAAGAGCTGATTCTGCCGAAGAGGACTGTGGCCATCATTCAGAACCCGTTCTACGAGGTGATGAACAAGCCGAACTCCACCCTTCAGCGCTTGGCGCAGAAGCTCACCCTTCTGGATGTCGCGGACAAGAGGGCGTACTCGGGCAAGCTAGATATCATCATACAGCTGCCCTACACCATCAAGTCCGAGGGTCTGCAGAAGCGAGCCGACGCCAGACTGAACCAGATTTCGGATCAGCTCACCAAGTCGACATATGGAATCGCCTACGCCGACGGCACGGAGAAGATAACGCAGCTCAACCGCCCGGCCGAGAGCAATCTTCTGGCCCAGATCCAGTATCTGACCAAGGAGCTCTACGCTCGACTCGGCGTCACCGAGAACGTCTTCAACGGAACGGCCAAGGAAGAGGAACTCGCGCAGTACTGGAACCGAACGGTTGAACCGATGCTCGACGCAATTTCGATCGCGTTCACCCAGACCTTCCTCACCAAGACCGCCAGAACACAGGGACAGCGAGTCAAGTACTTGAAGGATCCGTTCCGCCAGGTACCGCCGTCCAAGATGATCTCGGCGCTCGACACACTCCTTCGAGACGAGGTCATCTCGTCCAACGAAGGCCGTTCGTACCTGTCTCTTCCGCCCGCTCCTGACGACGGTGCGGATGCCCTGCAGAATGCGAACATCAACCCGTCCGCCAGCACGGCGTTGGACGCATTGCCTTCTCAGGCCACGCCGGCCCAGGACGATTACGACACTGAACCTACGGACGGAGGTCAAAATGGCGTATGACTTCAGCGGGTACGCCACAAAGAACGACCTGACCTGCTCAGACGGTCGGATCATTCGCCGCGACGCCTTCCGTGACAACGACGGAGCCACCGTCCCGCTTGTGTGGCAGCACGGTCACAACGACCCTGCGAACGTCATTGGACACGCGAAGCTCGAGAATCGCAAGGACGGCGTGTACGCCTACTGCTCCTTCAACAAGACCGACGCGGCTGATACTAGTCGCGAGCTGGTTGAGAACGGAGACGTGGACTCGCTGTCGATCTATGCCAACCGCCTGTCCCACTCCGGACCTAGCGTGACGCATGGAAACATCGTTGAGGTCTCGCTCGTGCTTTCTGGCGCGAACCCAGGGGCGCTCATCGACAACGTGGCCATTCAGCACTCCGACGGATCCTACGAGGACGCCGAGGATGAGGCCATCATCTACACCGGCACTACCCTCTCGCACTCGGACGAAGAGTCCGAGGACGAAGAGGATACCGAAGAGGAAGAGGATACCGACGTGGCCGACGAGGAGTTCGACGTCAACGAGTTCGTTGACTCCCTCACCGACGAGCAGGTTGACACTCTGTACGATTTCATCCAGTCCCTCCAGGACGAGGATGACGACAATGACAACGACGAGGCCGAGCACGGTTTCGGCAAGGAGGATGTTCTGGTGCACTCCAACATCTTTGAGGGTTCAGACGAGCCGGTCTACGGTGAGGTTCTGTCCCACTCCCAGATTCAGGAGATCTTCGAGGACGCTGCCCGACCGGGCATGACGCTCAAGACTTCATTCCTGGCTCACGCTCAGGACTACGGCATCAAGGAGCCGGAGAAGCTGTTCCCCGACGCCACGCTGGTGGACAAGGAGCCCCAGCGCGTCATGCGCGAGAACAGCTGGGTCTCCAAGGTTCTCAACAGCTGCAAGCACACGCCGTTCTCCCGGGTTAAGACTCAGTGGTCCGACCTCACCCCCGACGCTCTGCGAGCCAAGGGATACGTGAAGGCCAGCCGCAAGAAGGACGTCGTCTACGAGGTGGCCAACCGCACCACCACGCCGACCACGATCTACAACAAGACTCGTATGGACCGCGACGACATCCTGGACATCACGTCCTTCGACGTTGTCGCCTGGATGAAGCAGAACCTGCGTCTCGCTCTTGACGAGGAGCTGGCTCGCGCTATCCTGATCGGCGATGGCCGCGACGTGTCTTCCCCGGACAAGGTCAAGGAGGCCAACATCCGTCCGATCTGGAAGGATGATGAGCTCTTCGCCCACAAGGTTACTCTCGATGCCGCTTCGGATCAGTACGCCGTCATCGACGCCGTTCGCCGTGCCAGGAAGAACTACAAGGGTTCCGGATCCCCGGTTCTCTACACCACCAACGAGTTCGTCTGCAACCTGCTCGAGCTCCGCGACAAGAACAACCGGTACGTCTTCCAGACCCCGCAGAACATCGCCACCAGCCTGAACGTCTCCGACCTGGTTGAGGTCGAGGTCATGGAGGGCGCCGAGCGTGACGAGGGCGGCAAGCGTAAGCTGCTCGGCATCATTGTCAACCTGACCGACTACACTCTGGGGGCTGACAAGGGCGGAGAGGTCAACTTCTTCGACGACTTCGACCTGGACCTGAACCAGCAGAAGTACCTGCTGGAGACTCGCTGCTCCGGCGCGCTGACCAAGTACAAGAGCGCTCTGGTCATCGAGCAGAAGACGGCCTGATTCGTCAAAATGGCTAAGTTCTTCGGAAAGATCGGTTACGGCGAGTCCGTACAAGTCAAGCCCGGGGTTTGGCAGGACAAGATCACCGAGAGGTCGTACTACGGCGACGTCACGCGAATGATGAAGCAGTATGTCTCGACTGACAAGGTGATTCCGGATCTCCGCACGAATAATCAGATCCGCATTCTCGCGGACGCGTTCGCTCTGGAGAACTTCACGGCCATCAAGTACGTGGAATGGATGGGGGCGCGCTGGTCCGTCAGCAATGTCGAGGTCGCACGCCCCCGTCTAGTCCTCGACCTCGGAGGTGTGTACAATGGGCCGACTGCAACTCCATGAGTCTTTGGTTGGGGCCCTTGGTTCGGACCATGTGTACTACCAGCCACCGGAATCGGTAAAGCTCGTCTACCCGTGCATCGTCTATCAGCGCAACAACGCTTCCCCGTATTACGCCGATAACATGCTGTGGCGGAACTTGATCGGATATCAGGTCACGGTCATCGATCGTGATCCGGATAGTACCGTGAACGACAAGGTGGCAGCAATACCGACGGCTCGATTCAGCCGCTTCTTCGCGACTGAGGGCCTCAACCACAATGTGTTCACCATCTACGCTTAGGAGGATGCAGCATGGCTGCTCTCACCTGGGACCAGGATGGCGCTCGCGTCTACGAGACTGGTGTTGACCACGGCGCTCTGTACGTCGTGGACTCGAGCACCGGCAAGTACGGCAAGGGCGTGGCCTGGAACGGTCTCACCAAGGTCACCGAGACCCCGTCAGGCGCCGACATCTCCGATGTCTACGCGGACAACATCAAGTATCTCTCCCTCCAGGCCGCTGAGACCTTCGAGGGCACCATCGAGGCCTACACGTTCCCCGACGAGTTCATGGTCTGTGATGGCACCGAGGCTGCCGAGGCCGGAGTATACCTCGGCCAGCAGGCTCGTGCGAAGTTCGGTATCGCCTACCGGACCATCAAGGGCAACGACGTCAAGGGTAACGCGTTCGGCGAGAAGATCCACGTTCTCTATGGTCTGACCGCTCAGCCTTCGGAGCGCCCTTACAGCACGATCAACGACTCTCCCGAGGCCATCAGCTTCTCCTGGAGCGTCAAGTCGACTCCTGCCGCGGTCACGGGTCACAAGCCTGTTTCCGTCATCACTATCGACAGCACTGTGCTCACCAGCGCGAAGTACAAGGCCGCCACGGAGACGCTGTTCGGTAAGTCCGACGCAGATCCTAAACTCCCCACACCGGACGAGCTCATCGCCATCATCAAGACTGCTGCCTGAGATACGCCTGCGCCCTCGGTCGACCACCAAATCCCGAGGGCGCAGCGCCTCGATAGGAACACACATGCTTACACTTCATATCCAAGGGGAGGAGAAGTACGACGATGTGCGCAATCTCTTCATTCCGGGAATCGTCACCGAGCTGAAGCTCGAACACAGTCTTCTGTCTCTGTCAAAATGGGAATCGATCTGGAAAGTGCCGTTCCTCGGTAATCAAGAACGCACTGCCGAGCAGTCACTCAGTTACATCAATTGTATGACGATCGGAAGGGTCAACCCTCTGGCGTACTCTCATCTCACACCCGAGCATGCCCAGAAGGTTGCCGACTACATCAATGACCCGATGACAGCGACGACATTCCGAGATCACGGTCCGGGATCACGAGAGATCATCACTTCGGAACTGATCTACTACTGGATGGCCACTTTCTCCATTCCGTTCGAATGCGAGAAGTGGCATCTGAACCGCCTCATGACTCTGATCCGTGTCTGCGGCGAGAAGAACAAGGATCCCAAGAAGATGAGCCGGGCCGAGATAGCTCGTCAGAACCGTTCGCTTAATGCGGCCCGTAGAGCGAAGATGGGAAGCAAGGGATGATCACAGGAACCATCTCCGGAAAGTCCAATCCGGGTTCCACCGTCGTTGTGGACGTGGTTAACGGGTCTTCTACCTCTCTCACCACGATCGATGGAAACATCAATATCAAGGCAGTGGGATCCGAGGGCGCTTACACCCGAATCTACGTCTACTACACGGATAATACGAGCGCGAAGTACAACGGAACCCTAAGCGAGAAGCGACCTATTTCGTTCAACGCGACCAAGAACACCGGAGGTGG